TTATTTTCTCACATTTGAGCATTTGGTCAATCTTCCATATCAAACTCGCGCTCGTCCCATGCTTGGCAGACACGCAGGTCATGGCAGATGAACTCGAATTTGGTGCAGTAGCCACGAAAACCAGCGGCGGTGTCCCAGTCGTTGCGTGGGATTCGCTCCATCTTGGCCTGCGTCATGGTGCTGTTGTCGTAGTACTCACAGTTGGAGCACCGACGGCGCCGAGCCTCTTTCTCGTCGACCTGCATGGCCTTGCCGACGGCAACCCAGTAGACCTTGTTTGCTGTTGGCTCGTTGCTTGGATTCTCGGGGCCAAGCATCCAGTCGTCGATGACGATCTGAGTGTTCTTCTTGTTCTCTGCTGTGGTAATGAATTCTTCGCCCATTGGCAGGCCTGCAAAGCCCTTTGGGATAATCATGAAGTCTTTCATGCTGTGCTCCTTATGTAATTTCGCGGCCAGATGTGCGGATAGTCAGCGATGAGGCTGCGCTGGCAATGGTGGAGATGAAGCCGCCAGACTCAAGCGCCTGGCCTACCAACTCAGGGAAGGTGTAGGTCTCATCCGGTGCAATGCTGCGGGTGTCCACAATCAGATTGGATGCGCCTGCACTGCCGCTACTGGTCACCAAGTTGACGCTGATGGTCACGTTGCCTGCCGTAGTGTTGGTGGCTGTGAACTTGTCAATGATGGCCTTGCAGTTGGTAGCCGTGTACTGCGTAGTCTGTGAATTTTCAGCCTGCTTTGCTGGGATCAGCACCTTGATTGATACGGTCATGATTTACTCCAAGAGAAGAATGTTATTCGGGGCTTGCTGCATGATGATCCAGTTTGTGCCATCGGAAACCATCGATGCCCAATTGCCCACCACGTTCAGCAGGATGGCCGTGCCGGGAGTTGTACTGTCAATTGGTGCAACGTTGCTTGACGCTGAGTTTAGCAACTGAGCCTGCATGTTTTTGAACGTCAGAGTGCGGCCAGACCACGATGCAGCGGCTGGCAAGGTCACAACGCAGGTCGAACCTGACTTGTTGTTGATGTGCCAAATGTCGCCATTGGCTACTTTGAAGTCAGCGGTCTTGGTGACTGGTGGCGCAATACCCTGATAAGTCAGCGCCGGTATATCTCCCGCAACCAATGCACGAAAGGCTGGAGGTGCATCTGCGCCTGTGGTCGGGCCTACAAATACGCGGTTGGCTGGCGCTGTAGTGACGCCAATGCCGCCGGAGGCAACCGGCAAAGGTGCATCGAGGCCAGAGATCAGGCCGCCTGTGATGTTTACGTTGTCAGAGTTTTGAGGCGCAATCGTGCCGATCTCTTGTCTCGGTGCGGTCGACAGCAAGTCAAGCGCCTGCGCCAATCGCGGGATGGCGTCCAGAGCTTGCTGGACCTTGGCATTCAGCACGGCGTCATCGACTGTGGTGTCTTGCGCCAGCGCACTGATCTGAGCCAGCGCGTTGTTTGCGTTGGCCGCTGCCGTATCTGCCTGATACACGAAGTCAGTTCCAATGATTGGCTCAAGCGTATCGACGACTGAAAACAACAGCTCAAATTGCTTTATCTGTTGGTGGTCGGTCAAAAACGCCGCGAGCTGGTCGCGGGTTAGGTTCAGCTTTCGAGAGACTGGTGTGGTTGCCATTAAAACGCCAGTGGCTCGATCTGAGCTTCAAGTCGGATAAATGAGACGTGCGCGTCGCTGTCGCCACGGAAGCGTTGAATGCGCCAGTTGCGCATGTGCCCTTGCTGAAACCACGCTAGGCGCTTGTTGCTGCCTGTAGTGCCTACGCTGATGCTGCGATCTTGGCTCCAAGCCTTGCCGTCGATGCTGTAGCTGGTGCTAATTTGTGGGTTAATTCCAAGCGCCACGCTGCCGGTCAAGCTGACCAATTCCAGCTCGTTGAAGATTGCGCCGTTGCTCTCGTTGTAGACGATGAACGTGCCGAATTCCCAGCGAACCTGTTGACCCCAATGGTGGCCGGTATCTTGAACCAAGTAACCGATGGTGCTGGATTGTGGATCGCCTACCAGCCACTTGTCATAGGCCCAGACCAGATTGCGAGCGCGGTACTGGGCAAAGCCTATCGTGGTGGTAGTCAGCGTGAACCAGACTTGCTCGCCCAACGCCTCGGATGCCGACGCGTCATAGACCACGGTGCGGTCGGGCAAGTGGACATAGAGGTGCTGGTGGTTCTTGTCGTTTCTGGCTTCAAGTTTGACCGTGGCCAGTTGCGCCTCGGTGTACTGCAAAAGAACATTGTCAATCTCTTGCGTGCTCAGCTTCTGGGTGGTGGATGATGAGCCAACGTAGATGCCCGGAGCTTCATTGCGGCCACTGCCCAAGAAGGCGATGGCTTCAATAAAGACGCAGCATCCTTGCGTGCCGATCACGCCCTTTTGAATTTGAGCGCCTTCGATGCGAGCAAATGGGAAAAGGTCGCCGCCCACGTTGTCGAACACCTCGATGGTGTTTCGGTTTAGCGCATAGATTTCGTTGCGCAACTTTAAAAGGGCCACCACGGGGTCAGGATCGACCTCGGAGCTTCCATACTTCAGCGGATTGACATCCAGCGGGTTAGTCAATTCGGTGACGATCAAAAACTCGCCATCGGTGGTCATGAAGTAACCATCTACCCAGACTACATCCAGCACCACGCCAATGTCAGGGTCGGTCACTTGCGTGAGTGCGCCGTTCCAATAGTACAGGCGACCGCCGCTGGCAATAGCCAATCGGTCAAAGCTGTAGTCCATTGTCACCAGCTCTGTTGTTGGGCCGCCAACGTCACCCAGCGTTGTCACAGTGCCGTTGCTATCAATCTCCACCAGCTTTGTACCCATGACACGGTAGCACTCGCCATTCCAGTTAATGCCGCCGCGGTCAATGCCGGGGCCGTTGCCGTTGGCGACGATACCATCGCCTGGACGCAAGAACCCGTTACTGATACCGGACTTCTTGGGCACGGGCACCATGTTGACAGGGTAGCTGGTGCGCAGTTCTGGCGTGCTGTCAGCGTAGATTCCATTAAGGATTGGGATTTGCATTACTTCTTCGCCTTGTTTCTGGCTGAGATGTTCTTTGCCTTGGATTGCGCGTCAGCCTTGGATGATGCGCCCCACGCTTTCAGGCTCAACAGCAATCGAGTAGGTGCGCCGTCTTTGTACTCAGGGCCGGGATTGCCGCCCATGCGAGCCAAGAACGATGCCCTTCGTGGATTGTCACCAGTCTTGACCGGAGGCTTTAAGTTCATGCCCTCAGCCTTGGCCGCAAGTCTGCCCTTGGCATTCAATCCGCCTTTTGGGTTCTGACCTTCTTTACGTGCGTAAGCTGGAGTTTTCATCGAAATCCCTTTGTCCCCGCCTTGATTTTCTCAAACAAGGCTTTCCGCATGGTTGGCTTCGTGTAGTTGCCAGCCGCGTTGACTGAGGACTTGGGCTTGGTGGCCATTACGCGCTTACAGCTTTGATGACCGCAAAGTTAAACACGGGGGTTTCAGTCGTCGTTCCGCCAGTTGTTCGGAAACTGATATTGAAGCTGCCAGCCGCCACAGCAGTGACCATCAAGTCATACAAGTCTGTTCCTGACTTTTGGTTCAAGATGATGACATCGGTGGCCGCCACGGTGCTGTTGGTCACAGCAAAGGTCGCTGCGGTTGTTGTGCCTGCTGCACTGAACATGGTTATTGCGCCAGCGGTCTTGTTCAGCGTCACGCCTGTGGTGCGGCTGGTTGCTTGCGTAACCGTACCGCCTGCGCCCGTTGCGTAGCCTACGCCAGCCGTTCCAGATGAGGTGACCGCTGCGGTGACTGCTAGGCTTGTGCCAGTGGCTGCGCCGATGACTGGCGTTACCAATGTGGGGCTGGTTGCAAATACTGCTGACCCCGTACCAGTCTCATCAGTAAGTGCTGCCAGCAATTGAGCCGATGTGAAAGAACCAAGAGAGGCTGCATTGCCAACCGATGTGATTGCGCCCGTCAGGTTGGCGTTTGTAGTGACATTTCCGGCGGTAAGGCCAGCCGCCGTGCCGGTAATGTTGGTTCCAACAAGGGCAGTAGGCGTACCGAGTGCAGGCGTAACCAAAGTCGGGGAGGTAGCGAAAACCAGCGATCCTGTGCCGGTTTCATCGGTCACTGCGGCCCGCAAATTGGCGCTACTCGGTGTGGCCAAGAAAGCCTGAATGCCAGCCGCATAAACTGCGCCAGCGCTGACCTGATACCAAGAGTTTGTGGGCTGGTAGAAACGAATTGCAGTAGCAGATCCGGCTGCCAAGGATGTCACGCCGCCGTAGATGACCGATGCACCATTCAGCGCAATGGTCAGCGAGGTGATCTCTTGAGTGCTGGTAATCAGCACGGTAGTGCCATCAGGCACGCCAGTGTTCAGCGGCAAGGTAATCGTGCCAGTTGCCAGCGTTCCAGCCGGTTGCAACAGCATCCACTGGTCGCTGCTGACCGGGGTTGGAACGGTGATATTGAAGCCTGAACCCGGCACAAACAGATTAACTGCCAGCGTTGGTGAAGCAAACGAGGTCTGGAAATAGGCCAGTAGCTGGGTGACTGATACCTTCCGAGCGTCTCCGTTGTTGGGCACGTAGATCGGGAGTAGGTCGCCGCCGGAGATTTGGCTGAGACCTGCAAGCTGGTTGATGGTTGGCATTTGATATTTTCCTCAGTTGAATTCGATGGGGCCGTCTTGCCCAGCAAGCACTGGATAGACAGGACGGCGAAGGAATGGGTCATCGTAGACGCGCCAAGGCTTATTGCCTGCGCCGCTTGGCATCGTGCCGGGCATTTGCTGCTCATGCGGCATGGCAGCCAGTGACAGCAGCGTGTTGTATGACTCTTTGGCCGTGGTCTTAGTGTCGGGCATGACTTGCTTACCGTAGCCGGGCGCCAGCTTGATGGCCAAGTTGGTGTAGATGGCCTCAACGGATGAGTCGGGCACGCTGGTCTGTTCGTCCAAGTCGCTGTCTTGCGGGCTAGATGGCAGTGGGTAGCCAAGGCGAATGCCAAGAGCGTTCCACGCGGCGATCATGGTATCCAAGCGCCGGAGCGCCGATTGCATTTGCTCAGGGTTCAGATCGTAAACGTAGGAGGCAAGGCCAATTTCCTCGAATGCCTGCGTGACGAATTGGCGCTTTGTCCATCCCATGTTTATTCTCCAATGTTGTCGGACAGTCTGTCTTGGATCAATTGTCCCAGTTTTTTGTCTTTTGTCCTACCGTCAAATCTGACGCCAAGTTCGGTGGCCTTGGCCTCAAGCTCTGCACGGGTCGGCGCTGCGTTATCAATGACGGCTTCTGGATCAGGCGCCGGGGCTGGTGCAGCCTTAACCTGTTCACGCCAGTCGAGTGGCTTGCCTGCTTTTTTCTTCTTGGTGGTTTTGATGGCCCACTTTGGCTTTGGCTTTTTAAAGCCGCCTGCATTGTCGCCTGCGGCTGTGATGGCCTCAGCGGATGACATAAACCAGCCTGCGGCCAGCTTCTTGTCTAGTTCTTCTTGCGTTTGCACGCCGTCGAAGTCGTATGTACCGCCGCCGGGCTTGCGTTGAATGCCGGGGCTGCAATACACCATTGTTGGGAATAGTGCGCTCATTTCATAGCTTTCTTGGGCGCCTTGCTTGGCTTTCCTGCTGCCTTGGCTGCTTTTTCGGCTGTGCTAAGTGCAATGGCAACGGCCTGCTTTTGAGGCTTGCCTGAATTCTTTTCCATCTTGATGTTCTTGCCGATGGATTTGGCTGAGTAGCCTTTTGCTAGTGGCATGGGATGCTCTCCTTGGAAAGAAAAAAGAAGGGGCCGAAGCCCCTTCAATTAAACCAGTTTAGGGCTGGTTGAACAACAAGATGCCAGACATTTCAGGTTGCTTGTTGACCACGCCGAAGAGCGTGTCCAAGCGGTACTTGATTGTCATGCTATCGATGTCATAGAACTTCTGCATCACCAGTTCGATACCCTGATCGGTGGTGGCACGCATCACTGCGGTTCCAGCATCCGATGGGACAGCGTAGCGACCCGGCAGGATTTCCAACGAATCACGCTGCCAAAACACGTTGATGTTCGAGGCGGCAGTGTTCAGCCAGTTGATCGGAGCAGTAGCCGAAGCCGTCACGGTGACGTTCTTGTACTGTGCCGATGCGTCACTGGCGACTTGGTTGGAGATGATGCCTGGGCTGATCACCATCTGAGTGCCGTTGGTCACGCTGATGACACGGAATGTCTTCAGTTGGCCAGTGGACTGTTTGGTGA